GGAGGTAATGCTTCGATTTACTTAAGAAAACATTCTACCGATTCTAGATATTTAGTCGGAATTAATACCGGGAATGTGGATTTTGGTGATAATACAAATTCTCCTATTTATACTACAAGAATACATACTGGAGCTAGCTCAAATAATTCTAGAAATGCAGGAGGATTCCAAATAGTATGGAATCCGACTGCTACAATACCAAATCATGAATTTTATGGTAGGAATGACTATGCAGCTCAAAGGATGTCATCCGGAAACAATAATACTGTTCCTAATCCTGCAAGAGGAATTGCAGTGGGTCCAGGACCTTCAATAGTCACTGAAATTTTCAACACTGGAGCAGATGGAGGATACACGACTAGAGTAGTTCAAAATTCTTCTGTTATTTATGATCTAATTATACCAGATAACCAAATAGGTGCATCAGCCAACGGAACCCCTGCAAGAAATGGAGGTTTATGGATTTGGGGTGGAGGGGATGCTGGAGGAATTGGTGGAACAATGAGACTTTATGACAGAGCTTCCACAGATTTGAATGGTACAAGCGGTCTTGATATATCACATAATTTAGTTGTTAGAGGAAGAGCAAATTTCGGAGGAGATGTAGGTAGCACAACTATATTCAACACAATTGCCTCTACTTCTAACGCTAGGATAGGTAATTTCGGAACAACTTGGGCTCCTTCGAGTATAGCATATTCAGGAGGTGAAACCGCTAGAATCCATGTTGAAGGTTTAATATCAGCTCAAAAATTATATCTTTGGTCAGATTCGAGATTAAAAAATGAAATTGCTGAACCAATTGAAGGTAATTCTCTGGAAAGATTAGTTAAATTAAAACCAAGACTTTTTGAATGGAATGAAAAATCACCCTCACCTGGTATTGTGGAATTTGGATTTTTTGCACAGGAGGTAAAAGAACATGTTCCGGAAGCAGTTTATTTTAGAAAAACTTCTAATTTCGATGATGAACATATGATCCATCATAACACTCTTTTGACCCTTTCAATCAGTGCAATTCAAGATCAACAAAGAATAATTAAAACTCAAGGAGAAAAGATTCTTTCATTGGAAGAAAAAATCTCTAAAATTGAGAAAATGCTTAATATATGACAAACTTTTTAATTTGGTTTTCAAAATGGATAAAGGATCCTAAGAATCAGAGAAATCTGACCATATTCTTAGCTCTAATTGTTATTATTTTAGTTCAGAGATGTTCACCTTCACATAGTGAGGTAAACACTTTGAAGCAGAATTTGTATGCAATGAACGATTCAATTCGTACATATCAAACAAAAAACGGACAATTAATTTACGAAAAAGGGGCTCTAATCGCTGAAAGTAAAACTCTGAAAGATTACAATAGAGCTCTTTACGAAGAAATTCAGTATCTGAAGGATCATCCTATAACTGTAATCAAAACAGAAGTCAGGATAGTTGAGGTTCCAAAATATATTCCAATTTATCCAGGAAAACCTCGATATAATGACGACGGATCTAAAACACAAGACTTCTTTTGGAAATATGATACAACCTATTCAGAAGGTAATTTCCGTAAGCTGGATGGTTCATTTTGGGTTAATGTTGATTCTAGTCTGAACCTTAAGACAGGACCTTTGCATATAAAGAACGATCAAATCGGTATGTCTCTACTTACCGGATTGACAGAAAATAAAAAAGGGCAACTTGAGATTTTCGTTACTTCGAAATATCCTGGTTTCTCTGTAACTAAATTAGATGGAGCACTAATAGATCCTGCAACTTCAGATGTTCTGAAGAAATACTTTCCACCGAAAAGATGGGCTTTAGGTTTTAATGCAGGAGTGGGTCCTTATTTTGATCCTTTCAATATGCGAGGAGGAGTTGGATTCCAATTAGGATTCAGTTTTCAATACAATTTAGTTCAATGGAAATTTAAGAAATAAATGGCAACATCATCAAAATACGTACAGTTATCTTCATCAGTTTTGATGGAGTATGTTTATTCAGATCAAGAACAAATCAATGTTCCTGGTAACGAATTTCGTATACCACTTACAACTGCTCCTTTATGGAAAATGAGTAACGGTCATTCCGGAGAGGATCAAATACTTAATGCTGATTCAGCCGAAATACTTCAAGATGGATTGCCTATAGGTACATCGAATGTTCGTAATAGATCTTTTGCTCCTATATCTCCTTACAAAGGTGCACTTTTGGATATTAATAAGATCACATTTTACAATGATTATGATCCTGATCTAACAGATACACCAAATCTACCTATTCCTTTTACGAATCCTCTACAGTCTCCTGTATATGATACAATAAGATTACATCTTGTTCAAGGTTTTAATTTTGAAGACAATTTTGGTTTTGTTCTTTCTATTAAATGTAAGAAAAAAAACGGATCAAATCTTGTTCTAGCTAATTATTCTTACAATCGAGAAGATTCATTTGAGGTTATCAACCCAAATCCTTTTTTCTTTGGCGGTAGAATTTACAATTCTTATATAGAGTTGAGAGTTCTTTCTCTATACAATTTGATTTATGATTATTGGTTAGGTGTTCTAAATGGAGATACTGTTGTTGAAAGAATAACTGACCAAAATGGAATTATGAGAAATCAAATGATTTCTACGTATTTTGGTTGGGTCAGAGAAAGGGAAGTAATTGATAGTCAAGAATATATTACTCTTTTTGATACGAAATCTATTGATCTTCCAGTAAGAGATCAATTTGATACTATTGCTGCTTACATAGCTGAATCTAACGATGGTGATTATATTGAATACTATGCAACCTATGCTGGTAAGATTATCGAAAATTACATATTAGATCTAAATAATTCTGGTTACGATTTTATTTTGCTTCATGATTTGACAGTTTCGGAATATGTTTATGATCCGTCAACAGGTAATTACAGTTGGGTAAAAACTGATGAATTACAAACTACTCAAACTGATGAATATGATAGACCTAACCTTTTTAGACCTATAATCAAAAATAAGAATTCAATAGCATTCAAAATAGATTATGTAGTAAGATTGTTCAATAAGCAAGACAATACTCAAGTTTGGAAGACTGCTTCAATGATTTCTCAATCTGCTTCTAAATATGGAAGAAAACTGAGATCTATTAATCTTGGATCAAATCCTATTCAAACTAAAATTTACAATCAAAACGTCGTTAAAGATATTCAGATTAACAGAATAACAGAACCAGTATTGAATGTAACTAAATACATAACATCTTTTTCTACTAATTCTCAAATTTCTGTTACTCAAGAAACAGTAAATCCTACAACCACCGTAAATCAATCCGGAGATACAGTTGTTAATACTCCATCTTCTTTGCAAAGTTCAGGAACATCGAATCAACAAATCTTCGGAAACGGACTTGCAAGAATTTTAATTCCTGAATCAGTTTGCTTTCTTAAATTTACGATATTCCAAAACGTTAATGGACAAAATCGTAGAATGAATCTTTCTGGTATCGGTGATCTTTATTTAGTTTTTGATTCTGATCAAGGAGAAAATTTAGAATTCATTGAATTGCCTAATCAATATACTAGCAAAGGTTCCGGTGAAATCGTATTTAGACTTTCAGAAACCGAAACAAGGAGAGTTTTAGGTTTATCTAATCGATCATTTAGAATCTTCATAGAAAATGAATCAGGAGATAGAACTTTCCTCTATGCCGGAGATTTTTATTCAACTAAAGAATTCCAAGAAATTGAGAAAAATAACAGAATAGCTTCTTTGGAGACTCAGATAAAAACTCTAAGTGAACAAATTACCACTCTAAACAATACGATAAATACACAAAAAACTGCTATAGATAATCTCAATGACGTAAATCAAAAGCTTCAATCTTCTTTGGATCAACAAAACAATCTACAGAATGTTATAGGAGCTACATCGACAGTTCAAGATGTTGTTACGACTGCACAAAATCAATTAGATCAAAAAGATCTTCAGGTAAACCAAATGCAATCTACAATAGACAATTTGAATAATCAAGTACAATCATTGACTAACACATTACAAAGTACTCTCGGACAATTAGCTCAACTTAATGGATTCAAACCTCAACCTATACCGAAACCGATTAAGTTAAATCCTAAATTAGAACCAACTATTGAAAAATCAAAATCTAACTTAGAAGTAAAACAAAAAGCTAATATAAAGAATACAAATGCTTCTAGTCAAGCACCAAAAGGACCTAAAGGAGAATAATGATATTACAAAGTAGAAACGACTTATTTAAGATTGAGCTTCCTAGAACATTTATTCCAAAGGATGTAAAGGAACGATATACACCATATCTTTTTAGAATGCCTACACCAGTTACAGATGTTTCTGATGTCGTCAATTGGTCTATACAGTCGATTTCTATACCGAATTTTAACTATCAACCGGTTGAGCAAGTTAAACCAGGTAATCAACCTCAAGCTAGAGGAACCACAAAAAGATGGAGACAATCTCTTTCTCATGAGATGTTAATTGATAGAAATTTTACAATAACTTTCCAATTGCTTGATGGTAATGTCAATTATTGGATAATGTTAGAAACTTTTTTCTACTATTATGATTTCGCAACTAAAGCTCCTTATACTCTCGATATCCCACTTCACATATTTGATGCTGAAGGAATTCGAATGTATTCAGTGCAATTTCATGATTGTCTTTTTACTGGACTTAATCAATTTACTCTATCTTATTCAGATATGACTCCGGAATTTCGAACATTCGAATGTACTTTTGGATTTAATGAAATGAAGATGGATTTCCCTACCGCTTAATGGATAAATAAAGAAACAACATAAGTTATGAAAACTTTCAAAGAATACCTAATAGAAACAGATACTTTCACTGAATTAGAACTTCAAATGCTTAATGAAAATTTGAAGACTGAACTTACTGAAGAGGAGGAAAAGAAAGTAGACGAAGCAGTAAAGAAATTCGTTGCTGAATACCTTGAAAAAAATAAAGGAGTTAAAGAATTCAACGAAGAACTTACAAATGAAGGTTTTATGGGATCTCTTCTTGGAGGTTTAACTGGATTTGCTTTAGGTTCAACCGTAGGTAAAGTTATTGCTAACGTATTAGGAATAGAAAGAGGAATTTTTTATGACTTATTAACCAGTCGATTGGTTGGTGCTGCTTTAGGTGCTGCAATCGGCAAAAGAATGTAATATGATAGTTGGTATAGACTTTTCAATAAATTCAACTGCTTTAACAATAAAGGTAAACGATTCAAAATTTTTACAATTTTCTTTTGTACCTAATTACAAATCATCTCTTAAAGCTTTTGAAACACATAAATTTTTAGAAGACGAAAAATCTCTTATAGTTTATTCATATAATAAAGATAAACCTGTAAAAAGCGCTGTAGAAGATCAGACAATTAAGCTGAAGAACGCAGACGAACTTTCAAATCGAGTTCTAGAAATCTTCGAATTTACAGGTATTACTCCTACTGAAATCCGTATAGAAGGATTCTCATTTGCATCGAAAGGAAATAGCTTTATCGATCTAATCACTTTCAATACTTTCCTAAAAGTTAAACTCATACAGAAGTTTGGGCATATAATCAGAGTTGTTCCACCAAAGACCCTTAAAAAGACTTTCACTGGAAACGGTAATGCCTCAAAATGTGATATGGTAAGACATTTCGTAGAAAATTATGATTGCAAATTGAAAAAAGGTTTAGTAAAACTAGATCTTGTAAAAGAAGGTGAATTCAATATACCTAAACCTATAGATGACTTGGTGGATTCCTTAGCTTTAACTCTTATTGAGATTGGGTAAACTCTACTGAATGGGTATTCCACTGAGTAACTGTATTACTTTTACCTTAACAACCAATAATGGTTATATGATCCTTGCCATTAGTGAGTTTCAATTAGGATAAATAATGTATGAAAAGTTTCAAAGAATTTATTAATGAATCGATGAATGAATGTGATGACGTTCATGTAAGATCTGGAAGACTTCTTACACAAGAACAAGTAATGTGTAATGAAATATACGAAAAAGCAGGAGATATGCCAGCCGTTATGTTCACAGATGTTGTAGGTTCATCACAAATGTGGTCAGATGATACACTAACAATGAAATCAAGAATAGATAACCATTTCGAATTAATAACTGAAATAGCAGAAAAATATAACGGTTTCGTTGTTAAATCTATTGGAGACGCATTTATGATATACTTTGAGGGTAAAGATGCATTAGAAATGGCTATTGAATGTGGTATCGAAATAATTAAACATGAGGCATTACCTCTCAGAGTCGGTATATGTGAAGGACCTATGCAAGAAAAAGTATATGTTCTACAAGATGCAAAACTAAGAGATTTTTTCGGAAATGCCGTTAATGTTGCATCTAGAATGGAATCAAAAGTGGCAGATCCGGAAGGAATAGCTTTTTCTTCTATGGACGTGGTATCAAAAGATCTTATAGAAAAATACGGAGCTGAAAAACTCTCTCCAAAGAAAGTGCCTAATTTGAAAGGTGCTAGTGTTGATACGGTTTACAAAATAAAAGCATAAATGAAAAATCTAAAAACATTTGATCAGTTTCTTCTAGAAACTAAAGAAGATCCTTTAGAGCAAGGGCTCTTCAGCAAACCTGGAAAGGGAGCTGTAAAAGGAACAGGCTATAAGGATGCTGCTGCAGCAAACAAAACAATTGAAATAATTGACAAATTGAAGAAAAAAGACTTCAAACACGCTATGTCAATTGCAACAACCATGGAAAATCGAGCAAACACTCATGCAAATCAAACTCCAGAAATGAGAGATGCTGCTAAGATTTTGAGAAAGTGGATAGATGCTAATAAGAGAAGTTAATGAAAAATCTACCTACATACGAAGAGTATTTGATTACTGAAAAGAAATGGGAACGTGAAATAAAATCCTCACATCTCGTTTCTTATGAATACGACAATAAAACACAGATACTCGAAATAGAATTCCATAATGGTTCTAGATATCGATATTTCGATGTACCTGAACAAACATTCAAACAGTTTTCACTTGAAAAAAATATCTTACAGAAGATTGGTGGAGGAATTGCAAGTGCTGCAAGAAAACTCTTCGGTAAAGATGAGGTTGATGAAGGAACATACGGTGTAAGATTTTGGCAGAAGATTCGTAATGGTGGTTTTAAGTACGAGAGATTAAATTAAACCCGGAAAGGGTAGATACATATAATATCTAATAAGTAAATTAAGTAAGTAAGGTACTAAAAAGTAAGGTAAAACAAAACAACGAAAGTTAATCCGGAGTAGTAAGTAATTGTAAGTGATACTCTTATTTTGAAGTTCATATAATAAATAACGTAAATAAAAAAGTAAGTAAAATGGAAAATTTAGACATTTTTAATTTGAGCCTCGACAATTTCAAATCCGAGGAAAAACAATCATCAGGATCAGACATCTACAAAACAGATCCTAAACTTTCAAAAGACTCTGTTTATAGAGCTGTTATCAGATTCATTCCGAATCTAAACAATCCCAAAAAATCAATCGTTAAGAAATTCTCCTATTGGTTAGAAGATGCCGAAGGAAATGGTTTCTATGCTGATTGTCCTTCATCACAACCAGGTGAAAAATCTATTATTCAGGACACTTTCTGGAAATTGTACAAATCAGAATCTGCTTTTGAAAAGAAGCAAGCTGAAAAAATGAAACGTAAAGAATACTACTATTCTTATGTTTTGATTGTAAAAGATCCTCAACGTCCAGAACTAGAAAACACTGTACAAGTGATTCGTTATCCACGAGCTGTTAAGAAATTAATTGATGCTCAAATCCAACCATCTGCTGAAGATATCGAAATGGGTCTTGAACCTACAAATATCTTTGACTTCTTCGGTGGTAAAGATTTCCAATTAAAAGTAACAATGAAAGGCGGATACTGGAATTATGAAGAATGTAAATTCGCTAACAATCCAGGTTCTGTAACTTTGAATGGTTCTAAAATGGATAACAATGAAGAATGCCGTAAAATGATTCTTGGAATCTATAATGGTGTTCCGGCATTGGAAGACAACGAATTCAAACCTTGGACTAACGAAACTCGTGAAAAAGTTTTCAATTACATTGCTGAACTTACCGGTTCAAATCCTGGTTCTGCTTATCAAGCAATAAGCTCTCCTTCTCCTGCTCCTAAAAAGGAAACACCAACTCCTCCAATGGCAGGAACAACCGAAACTCATATTGTTAAAGAAACACCTTCAATTGATTCTGCTTCGAAAGATGCTGGAAATTCAGGTGATAACGATATCGAAGAATGGTTGAAAGAATTCGATATTAAATAATCAAACTTTTAATTTAAGGGCACTTCATTTAAGAGGTGCCCTTTTTATTTAGCCTATGAGTAATGTAGAAATTTTTGGGTATTTCTCAATGTTCCTTGTACTTCTTTCAATGACAATGAAAGATATGTGGATGCTGAGATTATTAAACAGTGTTGCTTGTGCATGCTTTGTTGTTTATGGATTCTTAATAGGATCCTACCCAGTTATGATAATGAATGTGCTTGTGATTGGAATCAATCTTTACAAAATGCATAAAAATTAAAAATGGAAATTACCGAAGCAAAGAAATTACAAATCAATTCAAAAGTCGAAGGAGTTATTAAATCTCAATTTCAAGGAATCAAAGGTGAAGTAAGATTTTTTAGAGACCGACTTAATTTTGCTTGTCCCTATTGCGGTGATTCTATGAATGATCCACATAAGAAACGAGCAAATATCTATTGGAAAAATTTGATGTATCACTGCTTCAATGATGGATGTAAAAAACACACAAACCTTGTAACTTTCTTCAAAGATTTTGATTCACCAATTCAAAATCTAGATGAATTAGGTTTCTTTCTTGATTATATTCGTGCAAATCGTGTTGTTGTTCAAACTAAAGATTATTTAGAACTTAACACATTTCAGAATTTACGAGAATTTGGAATTCCTTATGAAACAGTAAAAAAGAAACTCAGATTAAAACATCCATCTGAAAATCTAACAATCGAGAAATATCTTAAAGCTCGATTTATGCATTTCAAATTGGATAATTTCCTTTATGATGAATATCGAGATCAGCTTTATTTGCTTCATCTAACTCCAGATAAATCTCTTGTTGTTGGTTGGCAAATCCGTAATTTTGATCCAAAAAGAACAAAATATGTCAGTTACAATATCGAAAAAATTAACTATGTTGTCCTCGGCAAAGGAATTGATCGTTCGGAAGATGAAATTGTTAAGCTAAATACAATGAGTCTTTACTTTGGAATTATGCAAGTTGATTTCAGTCGACCTACAACAGTATTCGAAGGGGTTATCGATTCACTTCTACAACCAAATTCTATAGCAATTACAGGTGCTGATAAACCTACAGAAATGTTCGACGATATATCAACTGTAAGATACTTATTTGATAACGATCCGGCAGGAAGACGAATAATGGAAGGAAAATTAAAACGAAGAAAAAAAGTATTTATGTGGAATAAGCTTGTTAGGGATTTCAAAGTCCGAGAACAAGTAAAAGACTTAAATGACCTTTTCACTTATTGTTGGAAATGGAAAAATGAAGCAATTAAAAATCTCGATAAATACTTTACAAATGAACCTATCGATATCAGAAATGTTTAGAGCAATGGAAAGTGAATTGGAAAAATTTCATGATGATTCAAGTAAGAAGAAGGACTTAAAACTTCTTGTAGATTTTGAGCAAAGTGAATCTAAGCCAAGCAGTAATCCCTTGCAAATAGAAAGCATAAAATATAAAAAGAAAACGATCAAAAAACAAAAGGTACACGACCTTAAAGATCGAAATAAAAAGGACAATAACTCTCTATTCTAATGACTGAAGAAGAAAGAAAAGTAAATGAAATTGATGAAGCTTTGGAACGTGAAAGAAATGATTACACTACTAAAATGTCTTCTTTAATTTCAATGATAAACAAAATCGATCAAATACCAGAAGCACAGGTATTGATGCTTTCTTATAGACATATGATGGTTGAAAAGTTAGCTAAATACAGATCTGCAACTTACAAGAAAAAATCGAACGACCAAAATTACAGAAAGGTAAGATACGAATACTATAAAACTCAACATGATGTCAGATTAGACTATAGAGAAATAAACCAATTCATCGATTCAGACATGGCACTAAGAAATAGACAAACTGAGCTATTAGAAAATCAACTCAGCTTTTTTAGTGAATGTATTGAAACTTTGGATAAAATGGGATTCGCTATTCGAAACAGAATAAGTATCGAAGAATTCCATCAAAAGAATTACTAAAAATGAACTGGACTTTAACACATAACGACAAATTCCTTACATTAACTGAAGCAACTGAAATGGAATTAGCTCAGTTAAATTTGACTTTTAGGAAACAAACAGCAAATGCTAAATGGGATCCAAGAGTTAAAAAAGGATTTTGGGACGGTTACATTTCTTACTTCAAATCTGATAGATATTTGCCTTCAGGACTTTGGAATGAAGTAGTTGAAATGTGTAAACAATATGACTTTGAACTTAATATAGAGGGGATAGAAAGAAAATTTGATAGATCAATTTCTCTAGAAGATCTTACTCAATGGGTAAATGAAAAATGGTCTGATGCCGAAATGAAACCAAGGGACTATCAGATTGAAACTGTTTTCAATATCATTAAGTATCAAAATTGTTTAGCTGAATTAGCAACTTCTGCAGGTAAGACTCTGATTACATATATGGCAATCGCTTATTTGTTAGATCAGGAGAAAGCAAAGAAAGTCTTAATGATTGTTCCTACTGTTGATCTTGTAGTTCAAGGAACAGAAGATTTTTATCAATATAATGAGGAGTCTTGTAGATTGAAATTAGACATCCAACAGATATTTGCTGGTTCAGTTATTAGAGAAAAATCAAATGTTGTGATTGGAACTTACCAATCCCTCGTAAAGAAAGAGAAAGAATACTTCGAACAATTTGATGTTGTAATTGTCGATGAAACACATAAAGCAAAATCACAAAGTATTAAAACAATTCTTGAAAAATGTGATTTGGCCGAAAGACGATTTGGACTTTCAGGTACAATTCCTAAACCAGGAACACTTGATCGATTAACTCTTATGGCTTACACAGGTCCTGTGATTACTTCTATTCGTGCTGATTATTTGATGGAAAAAGGCCATATCACTCCTTGTGAAGTTTATGTAATTGAAATGGACTATGCAAGATCAGAAGTAAAAGAAGGATTCAAAACTCTTTTTCAAAGATCCGAAGAAGATCGTAAAAGACTACTTAATTTGGAACAACAATATGCAATTCAATCTGAAGAAAGACTTGAATTCATAACTGATATGATTCTAAAAAATAACAAAAACAGTCTTGTTCTTTTCTATCGAATTGAATATGGTAATAAGATCTACGAAAAGTTGAGATCTAAGACAAACCGTAAAATCTTCTATATTGACGGTGGAACAGATAAGGATCTTAGAGAATACCAAAAGGACATGTTAGAAGAAGGTGAAGGTAAAATTATGATAGCTTCATTCGGTACCTTCTCAACAGGAATTAACGTAAAGAATATACATACGATTTACCTTACTGAATCATTCAAATCTGAAGTAATTATTAGACAATCGATTGGTAGAGGTTTACGTAAACATGAAAGCAAAAAGAAACTCGTAATTATCGACTTTGTTGATGATTATTGTACAGGTAAATTCAAAAATTACCTATATAAGCATTCTGAAGCTAGACAGGCCATATATGACGATCAGAACTTTCCTTATACAGTAAGAAGAGTAGACCTGAAGAAGATATATAGTAAAAATAGTGAATGACAAGATGGCTTTGCTTAAATTTCGAAATTTTACAAAAATAAGAACAGAGGCTAAGGAACAGAAGCTTCGTGAAGCAGCAGCTGATAAATTCAAGAAAGTATTTCTGGAAAATCTTCAGAAGTATGGTGCAAAAGATCCTTCCGAGCTTAACGATGAGCAACTTGCCGAGTTCCTAGAGACGATGAAAAACTACAAAAACTCGCAAAACGGAAAATTAAATGGCTGAAATTCAAACCCTTAGACAGGTATTTCTTAAAGACGGAATGAAATTCGTCAATAAGCTTTTTGAACAATTTGTAGTCGTAAGTGAAAAACTTAATGCAACTAGATTTTGCTTTGAAAGAACGGAGAATGGTTTAGTCTTTTACAAAAAAGACGGGAAAATAACATCTATCGATAGAACGATGTCTTCCCTTTATGAATCTCCTATTAGGTATATCGAATCCCTCCCGAAAGAAGATTTAGAAAAACTCCCAATCGGATTTCGATATGGATTGAGATTTTTCCATGACACTAAACCTGCAAATATCGTATATGATAAATTACCACTAAATGGTTTAGTATTAACCGACATTAAGTCACCAAAAGGAAAGATTATTGATGACGTTTCGATTCTAAATGGAATATCCGATTTGCTTCGAGTAGAAAAACCACCTATCATTTGGTACGGTAAATTGGATCAAGCTCAAAAAACTCGTCTTTTAGAATACTTAAGAACTCCTGAAGAAGAGCTAAAGAAAAGATTCAATACAAATTCCTTTACAAAATACATCATTTCGATATTAAATCCAGAAATAAAAGCAACAGCTCTTAAGGATGATATTGAAAAACCGGTTGATTCTATCATATTCAAATTTATGGATGAAGATGGATCTGAGGTAACTCATGCAAAAGTTATTGATCCTGTAATAACACAGATTAACAGATCAAATGATGAAGAACGAGAACCTCAAGATCTTTATGGAATAATTCTTTCCGATATAGTCGAATACCTAAAGGTTACAGGACTTCAGAAATACGGTCTTAAAAAGACAGACGAAGAAGATCGATATATTGAACTTATTTCTCAGATATTTCAACAATACATTAAGAAAAACGGATACAAATATGAAGGAATTGAGGTAGATCCACTTTCCTTTGCTACAGTTCCGGCTTTTGATATGAACACAGGATTGATTGATGATAAAAATGTAAGAGAATTAATAAAAGCTTCTACTGTAAATAAGCATATCTTCAAAATTCTTATGTCTTCATTTTCCAAGCCTAAGAAGAAGCCAAGTGGAACTGTAACTCAAATGCTTATAGACGACGTTCAGGATATTGCATCTAAAATAAAAGAAAAGGTAGGAAATGTTAAAGTCGGAGAATCATCTAGCTTCCCTACATTTGAAGATTATTACACAAAAAAGATTCAAGAAGAACGAAAGATCAAGCTTTAGATATATAGAAAAAATACCAAAAAATACACAAAAAAATGGCAAGAACACAAATAAAAAGAAAGTATGGCGAATATGCCAACATTCGTGTTAACGAAAAAGCTCCTGTTCGTAATAAAGTTGTTCAATTTGTTGGAAAACGATTTGTTACAGAAGAGGAAATGAAACAATTCCTTACTAAACTTACTGAAGAAAGAGGTAAAGATCTTGATGCTAATAAGTGGTTCGGAAGAAATGGAAGATATTTTGAAAAATTCGAAAACAGAGGACAAAAAGTTCTTACTCTTTCTAAATATGGTAAGAGAGTTTTAGAAATGATTAGAAAGTCAGAATCTAAAACTAATTTGAATGAATCATCTAATATCGGTCTATTCAAATCAGAAATTTTCGAATCAGTTAAACCTGAAGTTGTTTATGAATTCGAATGGTCAGAAGAAGAAATTGCAGAAGCAGAAAAAGCACTAAATGAGGCAGCATTAGCTAAAAAAGGAGCTAGAGAATTAGCTGATATTAATTTAGGTGATCAGATCGATAATGCTGAAGATAAAGAAATGGCTGAATACTACGAAGATATTACAAAAGCTTTAGGTGAATCAGATCCACGTAATGTTATTCAGGTTGATTCAGAAACTCATGATGAAGATCCCCTAATGAATAAAATCTACAATTACTTAAGCACTAACTTTTCAGGAACTGAAGATGTTAAAACTCGTGGTAATTTCGGATCAGGAATGGGTCAAGCAACTGTAATAGATCCTGCATTAAACGTAGTAAGAATCGATGATTATGGATTTGTTGCTTTCTACTTTACAGCTAATTCTAAATTCTAAATGAGAAACTTACCAACATATGAACAATATATGATTTCAGAAGCCTTGGATACTTCCGAGGTTTCTGAGATTAAAAAGATTGTATCAGATAAACTGAGAACTGTAGTTGAATATACTAAGTCTTCAGGAGTATTTACGTGTGTTGGACTTGCTTTGAAATATCCGGAAGTTCTTGAAGGAATACTTAAAGATGCTGGATATGAAGCTAAAAATATAAAGTTGCAAGGTTTCGAATATGCCGGTGACACAGACTTTGAAATAAAAAAGAAATAATGGAAAGAATAAAATCCTACACTGAATTTATTAATGAAAGTGAATCAATTGAATTTCACAACCCCATCAATGAGGGGGAAGTAAATTTTAGATCAGATAAATATGCTATCATTTTTCTTGGTGGTTCAATAGGGCAACGTAATTCATATCCAATTTTCTGTAAAGGACAAATGGGATCAGTTTATGAAACCGGAAACGATAAAGAAGCTCTTAAAGAAACAGCTGCTAGATTAAGAAAACAGCTTTCTCCAGGAGAAAAAAAGTATTATGGTATGAGCTATACTGTAATTGAAATGACTCCATATAAAATTAAAGAAATCGAATACTTAATTTCTAAGCAACAAGAAACTGCAAACGAATCGATAGAAGATTAAATAAATATCATAAGAAATGGAAAGAATAAAATCCTTCAACGAATTCATTAATGAATCAAAAATTAATGAAAGAATGGACACTAAGTATTGGGCAGATTACAACAATGATACATCTGGACAAGGAAATCCAGCTCATCAAGAAATGTCAAAAGATTTCGAAGACACTTTCGAAGAAGCTGTTACTACATGGAATCAAGAAGCTGAAAGGGATTCAATGATTAAAACTCCTCAGATTAAGAAAATCGAAAAGATGGCTCAAGAGTTTTACAAAATTGAAAAATGGATATCTGTTAATGTTATTCATGCAATGATAATGCAAGAATCTTAAAATGCGAAAAAGAAAATACACACCAATTCCTGAATTTAATCAGTTCATAGAAGAAAATGCTATGGCTACAACTGCTTCAGTTAATGGAATGGGTGCACCAGCACTTCCCGGAAATCCTGGAACACAAAATGATTATGTGACTCAGGAAACAGGATCTGGTGATATACCGTATTCGTTGGTTAAAGGCCATCCGAAGAAAAAGAATAAATCCTCTTTTGTGAGATTCAAAGATTTCATAAAAGGTAGTGAAGAATTAAGAACAGCCTTTTAACGGTTTGCTGATCTAAATAAAAAAATTGACCATGGACGGTGACTATTCCAGTAGCAAAAAATACAAGAAAAAAGTTAAAAACGATTGCGTTAATTCTTGCGACGTTCTTCAACCCTCTTGGGTTCGATGCCCTATTCCACCTTGTGATGGAGTGGACAGGATCATATTGGATTACGGATGCAATTTTCTATGGCGTATCGGCATCGTTCTTTGGGCTCTATTTTTTGTTGTCGAAGGAATCAAAATGATAATTAAGTAAAATGGAAGATCTACAAACATTCGAAGAATTCTTAAATGAATCAACAATAAACGAGTCAGGAACTATAAAAATAGGAAATGCTATTGGTGATGACTTAACCGATTTCCTAAAAACTATTGTACTAACAAAAGCAAAAGGATATGTAAAAAATGAAAGGGATGCCGCTGCTCTTTTGTTGGACGTCATTAAACATAGATACAACTTTTAATATGAAAAATCTACAAACATTTGAAGAATTCTTAAATGAATCACATTATGCCTTCTTAGGAGGTAATTCTAATTTCACCGATGATGAAATGAGAAAAAACGTAGTTGATAAAATTCTTGGTAAAAAATATGATGCTTACATCATGTTTGATGATGATGCACCTAAAGGTCAATATGACAAAATGAAATCTAAATATGCTGATGATTCAGATAAATGGGAAGTAATTTGGAGATCTTCTTCATATCAAGGAGAAGCAAGACTTTCACCTAATAAAAAAGTTATTAAAGCAAAAGTTTTCGGTAAAGGTGGAATTATAGGAGCTGTTTACGTTAAGAAATAAACTAATTAACATATTTTGAAAGTCCATCATTTAGGTGGACTTTTTGTGTCTGGAGATGATACTATCACCCCAAAGAGTTCATATTAAAATAAAAATATGAAGTACATCAAAATTAGAGATGTTAAATCTCCAACTAGAGGAACTCCACAATCTGCAGGAATTGATTTTTATATTCCAAACGATTGGAACGATGGAAAGACTTATCAATTAGGTCCTGGTGAAAGGCTTCTTATTCCTTCAGGATTGAAACTTAAAGTACCGGAAGGTAATGCACTTATAGCATTTAACAAATCAGGAGTAGCAACCAAAACAGGAATTATTGTTGGTGCTTGTGTAGTAGATGAAGACTATCAAGGTGAAATTCATCTAAGCATAATTAATACAAATCAACCAAAAGAACATTGGCAAGACGGTAATTATGCTAATTATCCCGGATATGTTGAAATAGAACCAGGAACAAAACTTATGCAATTCATTGCAGTTCCTATCAATTACGTTAATTTGGAAGAAGTTTTCTCTATTAATGATTTATTCCCGGAAGAATCTGAAAGGGGTTCAGGTGGTTTTGGAAGTACAGGACTAAAATAAAATAATATGACAAAGAAAAAAGAAGAAAGCAATTTAGTAGCAATCGAAGGAAATCTCTTAGCTTCTATAAGATTAGCAAAAGCTGAATATGAGGTTAAACCGTCGAATCCTCTCTACTCAGTAATCACTGACTTAGAACTAACTTTAATGGAAATAAAAAAATTAACAAATGAGTAACTTAAATACACCAGGATTGAATCCTAAAGACACCACGGAGGTCACTTGTGAAAAGTGTGAAACGAATACTTTCAAAGAAGTGGTATTCATTAGAAAAGCATCGAAGCTTCTTACTGGGTCACCTAGCGATTCATATATACCAATTCCGACATTCCAATGTTCATCATGTGGTCATATAAATAAAGAATTCACCGTTAAATTTTAATAAATGATATTAGACGTAGAAAACAACGAAAATCAAATCGTTATCTCTTATTTCGATAAAGAAGGTCGAGTAAAAGTTAAAGAATACAAATTAGACAGTTGTCCTAATTGGAAAGTTTGTTCCGAAAATGACAAATATAAATCAACAGAATTTCGTAATTGGGATGGTAAACCTGTAAAGAAAAACAATTCTCCTCGATTTAATAAGTTTTCTATTTATGAATTCATCGATACACTTCCACAAGAAGAAAAAGATGAAATAACAGCACTTAACTTTCCGAAAGTTCAATCTGTCGATATTGAAACTGAAGTTATCGATTCATTTCCTGTTCCGGAAATTGCTCGAGAAAGAATTACAACTATTGCAATTGCAACAGAAGCAAATGCAACTATTGTTCTCGGATGGAAACCAATTTCAAAAGAACAAGAAAAGGAAATCTTCGATAAACATCGAGATTATTTGAAAGCTTACGGTGAATGGAATTTCAAATACATTTGTTTCGAAGATGAATATAATATGATGTATACTTTCATTAACAAATTCATTCCCAACTTCTCTTTAATGATCGGTTGGAACTTTATGGGATTTGACTGGAAATACATATATAACAGATGTAAAAAGATAGGAATCGACGTATCAAGATGTTCACCTTCTAAGAAAATCTACGGAAAAGATAACATTCCAGTTCACGTTGGAATTATCGATTACTTAGATGTTTACAAACGTTGGGATCGTACGGTTGCTATTAAAGAAAACAATACATTAGATTTCGTAGGAAATGCTGTTCTTGGAGTAACAAAACTTAAATATGAAGGAACTCTGCAGGAACTATACGAAAAAGATTACGATAAATATGTACTATACAATGCAATCGATGCCGCGATAGTATGTTTGATACATAAAAAACTAAAAACCATCAACGCAATTCTTACGATGTCTTGCTTATGTAACTTATCCATATACAAAGCATCTTCAGCTGTTAATCTGACTGAAGCTCTCCTTTGGAAAGGGTACTATAACAGAAAGTTAGTTATTGCAGACGAAAAAGGAGATTCGATCCGAGGGGTTTACGAAGGTGCTTATGTTAAAGAACCAGAAGTTGGGATATTCCGAGCAGCAACTTGCTTCGATTACGCTTCACTATATCCTTCAATTATGAGACAATACAATACGTCTCCAGAATCATTCGTAACCAAAACTCAGGATCCTGCCACATTAGAAAAATACAAATCTGATCCAAACTATATTGTTTCAGTAACCGGTGCAATTTACAAAAATGAAGTCTCTGTACTTAAAGAAATTTTGACCGATTTGTATACTAAACGTAAAATGTACAAGAATCGACACTTAGATATCGAAAGATTGTTGATCAAACTAAAAAAATAAGAAACATGGGACTTTTTGACGAAAGAATCGAATATAAACCTTTCGAATATCCAGAATACTATAACGAGGGTTGGTTGAAACAAGCACAAGCATTTTGGTTACATACCGAAATATCTATGCAAGGGGATGTTAAAGATTGGAAAGAAAATTTACTTCCTCACGAAAAAAATCTAGTTGGAAACATCCTTTTAGGATTTGCACAAACAGAATGTGCCGTATCAGATTATTGGACAGGAATGGTAACGAAATGGTTTCCTAAACACGAGATTAAGCAAATGGCTATGATGTTTGGTTCACAAGAAACTATACATGCAACTGCTTATTCCTATTTGAATGAAACTTTAGGTTTGGAAAATTTCTCGGCTTTCTTACACGAACCTACAATTGCTGAAAAATTTGAATACTTACTTTCAA